TCAATGTATATCCCATCGCTAAGATGCGCCAGGATATCTATCGTTTTACTGCCGATGAATTTACTTTTGCTCCGGTACCGGAAGATTCCGAAGCCGGGCGGTGCTTTAACTGCAACAAAGATATCACTGTTGATCTTCCTCCTGAAGATGTGATTCGTGATTTTTCTTCAGGCAAATTTGCTATCGTTGAATTTCGGGATACTCGGCACCGGAAGTTCAGCATTGGAGATAATAAGATACCAGCCATCGTATCCATTTCTCCCAATCTGAACAGTGCTACACTGAAAATAGAGTGCAAAATGCTCAAATCCCCGCTCTTGTAGCGTCCTTCACCCCCTTCTGTAAGCTGCCTATCTTCGCTGAAAAGATATGCAATGAACAGAACTTTTCTCCGACAGCTTCTTCTATCAAACACTCAACAGCTTCTCATCTCGGCAGAAGGCTTCACTTCTGCCATGATGGATGCTTTCCCTTTGATAGTAAATGACGCACCAACACCATCGGCTTTCTTCTTCGATGATGATCCGCCCACATATAAAGACTTGGCGGATAAAGCCCTCGCTAAAATTCAGAGACAACTGCATGCACTTTCCGAATTCCAGGAAGTAACCCTTACCAGTGATTTTTCTTCCAATGAACTTCCTGAAGGTAGTATCGCCTACCATCGTATCTGGGGTTTTATCACTGCTGATAGTCGTTGGTATTTCTCTTCCAAGCAATTTGAACGGGATATCCTGGATGCCGAAGCCAACCCGGCCATTTCCTGTCACTTCATTCATGCCAACTCTCCAGGTGGCGAAGCCTGGTATCTTGATAGACTCAGCGAGACTATGCGTTCGTTGAGTAAGCCCATCATAACCCTTGTCGAGCAATGTAATTGCTCTGCCTGTTATTATATCACTTGCCATTCCAATGCTATCGCTGCACTTACAGCCAACGAAGTAATTGGCTGTATCGGTACAATGGTCGAGACCTATGACTTTAGCGGCTATTATGAGAAGCTCGGCATTAAAATCATTAGGCAAACCGCTGATAAATCAGACCTCAAGAATAAGAAGTACAACGACATGCGTGCTGGAAAACCGGAGCAATATGTCAAAGATGTGCTAAACCCACTCACTGAGCAGTTCCTGAACGAAGTCCGTACAAGCCGTCCGGAACTGGGTGAACTCCCGGAAGACGATCCTGTCTTCCGGGGCGAGACCTTCGATACAGCTCATGCCATCAAAAAGAAACTCATTGATGGCTCCATGACCTTCTTCGAAGCCGTTGCCAGAGCTGTAGACCTTGGCCGGAACTACACCAACCTGGAAACAATCAAAAAGAACGCTCTCAACTATTTATAACTTAACTTTTTTCATTCACATGAATATTAAAGAAAGAATTCAGACCGTCCTGCAGAAATTGAAGCTGCTGGACAAAGCGAAAGCTAATCAGCTGACTGACGAAGAATGGAAACAGATTGTTGACTCTTACAAAAAGGAGTACCAATCAACTCTCCAGGAAGACTTGGCCGCTGACATGGCTGCACAGGCTGCCACTGCTGCAGCTCCGATAACGCAGGAACAGATGAACCAGGTACAAGGTATCTTGGATAGCATTGTTAATCCGGCACAGAATGCCAATACTTCTGACGAAGAAGGAACCTCCAGTGCACCTGCTCAAGCAACAGGCGAAGGTATGGTACAACTTGCTCAAGCTGTCCAAGGGCTGATTTCCACAATGGAAAACCGTGCCAACGAAGACCGTCCCATTCAGACCGTCACCGCTACCACTGCCACCTTCACTGGCCCGGCAGATCGTGCCAAGTTCCTGTTTGGCATCGAGAACCCCATGTTCTCCATGAGCGAACGCTGGAATCAAATCACCATCAATCCGGCAGCAGCTGCAGGACTTGGCAGTTGGGATGAGGAAACTGAAGGAGTTGCCTTCCGCAAGCAAGCCGTTGCTTTCTCTCGCTCTCTGCAGAAACGCTACGCTTACCTGCACGCCAATGGCATGCTCGACGCCAAGCGTTTGGCAGCTGGTGAGTTCGGAACCAACTACGAAGGTGTTAACACCGCCGGAGTTGGCAACCAGTATGTTGTTCTTCGCCAGGATGCCTTGATTGCGCGTGTCCTCACGAAACGCGACCTCACCCAGTACTTCCCGGTACGCTACGGTATCCAGGACCATGACCTTGTATTCAACGCCTTCTTCTCCGAAGTTTCCCAGGCCTACCAGCAGGGTGAAATCTGGAAGGGTGACATGAAGCTCGAGAACGAGATGGGGCATGTAGACGACGCCATGATCAAGCTCAAGTTCGGACCGATGAAAGAACTGGAGCGCATGTATATCGGCTACTTGAACAAAGAAGGTTCCGACCCGATAAAGTGGAACATGATTGAGTTCTGCATCCTGAATTCCTTGGAAACCGCTCAGGTAGAGCAGAACAAACGTCGTATGCGTGGTATCTATGTGAAACCCGAAACCGGAGTTGCAGGCAGCTACCTGAATGCATCCACCGGTATCATTTACACCTTGCTCCGCTACGTGCATGAGTTTAAGATTCTTCCTCATGACGACAGTGCATATCGCGGTTATACCGATGCCGATATGCTGGATGCCGTTCAGGATTTCGTTTCCGACATCATCACTTCCTGCACGGAAGATATGGACATCGACAACCATGTTCTATACCTGAACAAAACTCATCAGCCCTGGTGGATCAAGAATGTTCGCGCCAAATATGGCAAGGATATCGACTTCACCGGGCCGGACAGCTACAAGAACATTGTCCCCGACACGAACGTCCGTATCGTATGGCTTCCGTATCTTGGCCAGCTTCCCCTCATGTTCATGGATATCCCCGGCAATCTCCAGTTCCTGGAGTACATCCCGGGAGAGATGATGTCCGTCAAAGTCAAGGAAGACATGGAACTCCTCAAGGCATGGTCTACTTGGAAAGAAGGTTGTGCAGCTTCTTTCACCGGCCGTCGTTTCGACAGCCTGGATAAACTGAAAGCAAACAACTACGAGTGGCAGCAAATCTTCATGAACAAACCAGCTGTCGACATGGCTGCTGATGCCACCACTGTAGATGCTTCCAAAGGCTTCTGGCAGATTACTGCAGCCAACACTGCAGCAAAAGCCATAACCGACATCACTAACGCCAAGGCCGGTGTAGCTTACATTATCGAGTGCGGAGCAACCGATAATGCAACTACCATCGCCAAGGCCGACAAGTTTGCCGATATCACAGAAGCCTACACGCCTACCAAGGTAGGCGATTACATCATGGTAATCTTGAACAGTAAAGGAAACTTCCTGGAACTCGAGCGTCAGGTCGGTGGTGTCCGTAAGGTCAATGCCGCACTGCAGCCCAATATTCCCGGCGTAAGATAATCTTTGTTAGTCTGGTAGTTAATTGTTTTTAGGTGACTGGGGCGGGTTTAGTAGCCCGCCCTTTCTTTTAACCCATCATTTTATTTAAATATGAAAGCAAGAAAAATTTCAAATCCTTTTCGTAAAGGAAACCAAGCTGCCCGCAATATGCAGGTCCGCTTCTTTCTCTCACTGATGACACTGGTCGCATTTACCTTCGTCATTGGCATGCTCCTGGATCCTGCATCCTCTTCCTTTTGTCTCACCGGATTTGCCGGTACCTCATTTGCCGCTATGATGGTCATCGGTGACGTTGGCGATGTTTCTGACCGCCAGACTCACGGCTCGAATATAGCATATAAGGCCTATTTGATTGAAATATCCCAAATCAATCCCGATGTAGCTTTTCCGAAGCCTAATTCAAATCGGGAGGTCGGTACATTGCCGATGAAAGCTGGACAATACATGAAGTATTTCGAGGCCCACGATATTCCCACATATACATCAACAGGGGAGAAAGGTGATATCACCACCAGCGGAGAAAACAATTTTGTAATGATTATGGGAGGCATGCGCGATCAGCTTCTCACCTTTATTGAAGAACATGCCGGTGGTAAGTTCATCATCATATTTAAGGAAGTGGGAGAGGACCAATGGTATATTCTCGGCAATTACGACCGGCCGATGGTGCTATCCTCTTATGAATCCAAGAATGATAAGGATGGCCGTTATGTAACCTTTACATTCAAGCGCACCAGCATAGACCAATATTACAAATACGCTGGTGATATCATCCGCGTTCCTGCCGCCAAACATACGGTTGACTCCACAACCTTGGCCATATCTCCTCAAAACAACCGGTACGAAATCCCGAACGGATCAGCAGCAACTTACGCCATCAATGCGATATCAGGTCTCACAGCCAACGATAAAGGTCGCTACATTACTCTCGAAGGTACCGGTACCGACAAGGCTGCTACCATTGCCGATGGCGCAGCATTTACTTTGGAGGATGGTGCCACCTGGACAGCCAAGGCCGGCTCTTCCATCACGCTCCGTGTCATGGACCCGTCCACGCTTGTCGAAGTCCAGGGTACTCGTATCCAGACAGCTTAAAAATCATCATTAACAAGCTAACCTGCTGGTCTAAATTCAGTTGCGTTAGCTTGTTTCTTTAAATCCTACAGCTATGTACAATTTCAAAGAAAAGAAACTCCACTTCAATGCCCTGCGCAATCCGGATGCTGCAATATATGACCTTGAATTATTGCGAAAGGGGTGTCCCTGGCTTCCTCAGTTGAGAACTTATGCTCGCGATCCGAAAAGGTACGCAGATGAAATCCTCTATTCTTTGCTGGATCATACCACCAGGGAAAACATTCGCGCCTTCCGTCGTCAGAAGTTAGATGAACTGAAGGCCGTTGCAGAAGTTCCCGGTACCGGTAGCGAAACTCCTTCAGCCAACGCAATTACTGCCACTGACAATGACACCACTGCCACTGATGAAACTTCCGGTACTGGCGGCGAAACTCCTCCGGTCAGTGAAACTACTACTGATAATGGCATCCCTGCTACTAATGAGACTACCAGTACCGATACCACAAATTCTCCAGCATCTGAAAAAATAGAAGAGCTGGAGCAATCCCTCGAAGAAGCCGAAGAAAGAGCCGATGAAGCTGAACAGCGTGCCGAAGAAGCGGAAGAAGCCCAAGAAGAAGCCGAAACTCGTGCTGAAGAAGCCGAACAAGCTCTGGAAACTGAGAAAAAAAAAGAGCAGGCGGTAGCAGCTCCGGCAAAATCCAAAAGCACGAGGAGTATCCGCAAATCGACTGGGACAACCTCTTCGACCCGCAAGTCCAAATAGCCACACTCATCTACAATGACCGTGTGGTTACCTGGAAGCAAATGAAGCAGCTCGACGAACGCCTGGATAAGAATCCGGTCAAGCGTGACATCATGGACATGGTGGAACTCCGGATCCGGAACTTACAAGCCTTTGACGAGCTGCAATCGTTCAACGACACTGGGAAGTTCCTCTACATTCATCCGCTCATAACTCATCAGTCAGAGAGAGCGCAACTGACGAAGTTACTGAAGACGGATCCGCATGAGTTTCTACGCTTGCACAAGAATGTAGCAGACAACATCCGCAGATACGAATCTTACCTGAAGCGAGCCGATCGGCAGACTCGGCGCATTCAGGATAAAGAGAACCTCCGTCGCCATCGTGAACGTGAGGCCTTATTCAAAGCAATATTGCAAGATTTTAATTCAAAGTAAAATGGAAAAGCTAATAGAAGTATTTAATTTGGGTGGTTTACCAACCGCCCCGCTGGATTCATTCTTGGAGCTTCAGGAAGACTTTAAAAAGTCGGATCCTGATAAGTTATCGAAACTACACCCGTGGTTTCAAGTACGCATTCAAAGCCTGGAAGGATCCTGACGGAAAACTCTGGATCATCGATGCTCATCAACGTCGCAAAGCACTGATCGCACTCAGGAAGGCTGGTTTCACCATCCCCGATATTCCTTACGAACCAATATTCGCCGCCGACAAAAAAGAAGCTGTCGAAGAAATCGCTGCCTACAACTCTGAATTCGCCACTAAGAACCCGGACACCCTCTTATTCAAGAAGTACAATATCGACTCCGATACCCTCCAACGCTTCAACCTCGGATACGAAGTCAAAGCCACCGACTTTGGCCAGCTATCCCCATTGTTTCCTCAGGAGCATGAATCCGATACAGTAAGTGAAGATGAAGTCGACTTCGATGTTCCTGCAGCTGAAGATACTACCGCAATTGTAGCTCAACCAGGCGATATCTGGTTACTTGGCAACCATCGTCTAATGTGTGGCGATTGTCGATCCAAATCAGATGTCTCTATGCTGATGAACGGCCAGCATGCTGACTTATGTGTTACGGATCCGCCTTATAATGTCAACTACGAAGGCGGTACTGAAGATGAACTTACGATCCAAAACGACTCGATGGAAAATGATTTGTTTGCCACTTTCCTCAAGCAAGTATTCTCTATCATGTTTTCCATTCTTAAGCCTGGCGGCTCTTATTATATTTTCCATGCCGACAGTGAAGGGGAGAACTTCCGTGCCTCTCTTAGGAAAGCAGGTCTCAAAATAGCCCAATGTTGCGTCTGGGTAAAAAATACGATGGTCATGGGACGCCAAGACTACCAATGGCAACACGAACCCTGCCTCTATGGTTGGAAACCAGGTGCCGGCCATCAATGGAACTCCGATCGTAAACAGACCACCGTCTGGAATTTCGATAAGCCACAACGCTCCAGTCTTCATCCAACAATGAAGCCTATTGCTCTCATGGCTTATCCGATATCCAACTCCAGCACTCCCGGTCAGATCGTTGTTGACCTCTTCTCCGGATCCGGTTCAACACTCATGGCCTGCCAACAGATTGATCGCATCTGTCACGCAATGGAAATCGATCCGCGTTATGTCACCGCCACCGTCCACCGGTACCGTTCCATGTTCCCGGAACAACCTATTCGGCTAATCCGGAACGGAGAAACCTTCTCAACTGAGGAAACCAAATCCCTGTTAATATGAAAAAAGAACTCACTCCAACCTCCGACGTGGATAGAGCATCCCTTATTGGCGATGAATATGTATCTCAAGTGCGCACCTTCGGCGCACTGGGATACACTCCCCATCGCATTTGCTCTCTTCTCGGACTCCGAGGTAAAGAGCCCTTACCATTCGTCTTGCCCTTCCTGGTGATGTGTACAACGATGCCTACTGCAACGGATGTGCCCTTGGTGAGTACAACATAGATGCCGAGCTCGCCAAAAAAGCCGAAGCCGGCGATGTCTCCGCCATCGAAACTCTCGAAACCCGGAAAAAAGAAAGAACAGTAAAAGACCTTAGAAATCAACTCTTTGGAATATGACTCAACTCGACACTCTTGACAAGATACACCCGGACCTGATATCCTCTTTCCTCACTACCGGGAAGTGTGATGGAATTCCTGCCGACGTACAGCTTTTCCTAAAGCAGCTCCAGTGGGCTGCTGAGATATACGAGTACGAACGTAACATCACCCGTGCAGCTAAACAGTTGCGCCAGCGCATCAATGCACAACAGCAGATAAACATTGACGAACGTACCTGTAAGGCTCGTATCTATGCTGCAATTAATTACTTCAGCATTGATAACAATGTATCGATCAAGGTGTGGGAGTCAAATTATGCCGATAAATATGAAGATTTAGCCAAACTCTGCGCTGCGGCTGAAGATTATAAAACGATGGGGAAATGTTATGCCGCTGCTCTGGAGTGCCGTCGCCGTGCCTCCGAAATCGCCGAAGCCGACCGCGACCTTGGCATCGTCTTCCTTATCTCTCCGGAACTCAGTCCTGAAGACCTCGGTTACAGCAAAGCCTCACTCAAGGAAATTGCCGCCAAACACAATAAAGGCTTCTACCTCAATCTCATCGACAGTCTTCCTATCGAGAAAGTTGAAAAGAAGCGTCTCCTCCGCGATGCCGATATCCAGGAAGCGGAATACGAAGAACTAAACGAGGAATAACATGGGAATAGAACTGTATAGCCAATCCTCAAGCTCTCTGTCATCTTCAGAGAGTACCTTCGACGCAACAACGAGCTTCGAACGCTACTACATGAACCAGATGCAAATTCAGGTCAATGTCATCGACTCCAACAACGTGTTTGCCGAGGTTGCCCGTGCCGGAGGAAAGACCGAAGGTATCACCGGCCCCCGCATCATCCGTGTGGCCAATGATATGCCCGGTGAACTTTCCTTCCTGGTACATAAGACCTACGTCGCCCTCATGACCAATGTCTGGCCAAACCTACAGGCCTACTTTTCCAAGCCCGTCACCGTCGCCGGTAAAGTCCGCCCCATGCTTGAGTACGGCATCGACTACGTTGTTGGCGAAGCCAAACTTCCATCGCACTTTCGCCGACCTCGATATCCCATATCGTACCCCAAGCATAGCGTCGTCTTTCGTGATGGCCATCACATCCAGCTCGTCAGTTCCGACCAGCCCGAATCCGTCGCCGGACGGTCTGCCGTCCATGCCATCATCGAAGAGATGAAGCACAACAAAGGTGAAAAGCTGAAAACCCGTTTGTTCCCCTCACTTCGTGGATCCAGTGCCGATATTCGTCGCTCTCCATACTACCAGGGTATCACCGGCGTATCCGATACCGCCCGCGTTGACCTTGGCGAAGACGACTGGTTCGAAGAATACGAACGTCACATGGACCACAAACTTCTGGAAGAAATATCTACCGTTGCACTTCACGTAAATGCCGCTATCTATCAGAAATACAAACTGATAAATGCACAACGCGAAACCACCAATCCTGTCACCCTTGAGCGCATCCGTCTTGAAATCATCAAGCAAGACCGCATCATCGCCCTTTGGAATCCTCGCCTGGCCGACATGCGCCGGAACGCCACCCTGTATGTCCGTGCCAGTTCTTTCTGTAATAAGGATATCCTCGGTCCTAAGTTCTTTAAAACCCAGCTCGAAACCCTCGACATGGATGAGTTCCTTACTTCCATTTGTGCCATCCGTCACAAGGAAGTGATTAATAAGTTCTTCGCCAGCTACAACAAGGAAAAACACCAGTTTGCCGATAGCTACATTTACGAGTCCATCCTGAAACTTGACCTCCGAGAACACTTCATTCTCACGGCTCGTTACCTGAAGTATTACAGTAAGCACGATGAGCTTCTTGTTGGCTATGATCCCGGTCACTTCTCTTCCTTGACTGTAGCCCAGGAAAAAAATTACGGTCGCCAACTCCGGATCATAAAAGAGTTCTATTGCTGTTATCCGGACGAACAACCGGAACTCGCCCGCCAGTTCTATGAATTCTTTGGCCCGGACTCCATCAATAAACGCATTATTCTATATCCTGACCGTGCCGGTAACAAACGTCGTGAAGAACTGGAACAAATCACCACTGACAGCCGCGCACTGAAACGCGAGCTTGAAAGTTATGGCTTCGAGGTCGAACTGATGAACGAGGGCCAATCTACAATTTACTATTGGCAGCAGTTCAAGCTGCTGTTACTCATCTTTGGCGGTCGTAGTAACGTTTTGCCGGAAGTGTTGATAGATGAAAACGAGTGCAAAAACCTTTGCAGCTCTATCATGCTTTCACCATTGAAGAAAACAGAGGGCCGCATTGAACTTGATAAATCATCAGAAAAGAAAGTGCCGTTAAAGAACCAGGCCGGACTGACAACACAGCTCCCCAGCTCCTTAATTTACCTTCTTTTTGGCCGCTATGGAAACAAAGTACAAAGCGAATTATCATCAATGCCGGATAATTTACCCGATAACTTGGCTATATAATAGTTCTTTTTCACCCTGAAAATGTATCACTAAAAGTATAATAATGGAACTGTTTGACATCAGAAAAATATCTAATACTTTGGAAAACAACCCTTTGCTTTTAAAAACTTAAAACGCATTTTTCTTGCAAGGCGCATACCTGCACGCACCGCTGGGTTTTCACCTTGCCGCTCACCCCCTCCCGAAAATTCCGAAAATATGACAAATGGCAGGGGCGTCCTTTGGGCGCACCCCGAAACCCGCTACTTTCGGGCATGGAAATGACGATGACAGGCATTCAGGCGATGCAATGGGCTAAAGAGATCTCGAAGCTCCCTAATGGATGCTTCACCATTGCCTTCTTCCCATGTTCGAGGCATAGAGGGGAGGCAATACCTAATCTAACGGTTAAGGAAGGATGCAAATGGCGCACCCAATTGCCGGAGGAACGGTTCAGCATTGACAGTGATAACTTCTTCCTCTTCAGTGATGCGGACGGTGAGCCAAAGATGTGCTACCGCATACTGATCCGGTATATGGGATTTCCACAAGATGGTTTCAAACTTCATAAAATAGATTGGCTATGAGTAAAAGCAACCTTAAAATGGTAGGCAACTACGGTTGCTATCTTGACGACGATAATGTGATATCGTTTCAAATCGGTGATACTCCGCTCTCATCAGTGCTGGATCCTGACCCTATGTTTCCGGTACTCAATGATAGCGATTTTTCGGATATGCAATGGCAGAGCATCCAGGGATTCCAAGTCTGCAGCCGTGGCTTCAACAATCTGAAATGCGAAGAGATCGCCTCGGATATCAAAAAGAACCGGTTACTTCCCCGTTTGATAACCAAGCAGGTTAATATGTTGTATGGGCATGGGCTTGGTGTGTACAAGCCTACGGTTGTCGATGGCAAGTTACAGAAAGAATGGGTTGATTGTCCTACTGTCACCGATTGGCTTAATAGTTGGAAAGACCGCGGTCTTGAGTCTGATCATAAAGAGGTTGCCAAATCTATCATTAAGAACTACTACTATTTTCGTGATTTCTTTGTAAAATGGCGGTTTACAATGGGGAAGGG